GCCCCGAGCGGGATCCGCGACTGGGGGGTAAGCGACATGGGTGACGCCCGGGAGGGGGGCCCGGAACCCGATCGATCTCGTCCTGGCGTTCGGGTTCGAGACCAACCCGCTCTCGGCGGCCCGGTGGCTGTGTCAGCAGATGGGAAACGACCCCGAGGACCTGGGCTGGAACGACGGGGGCGCGATCGGCGCCGAAATCGCCGCGCGGATCCTGGGAGCGCGCACGGTGATCGAGACGGAGGGCGGTGCCCTGATCGACACCGAGACCGGAGAGGTGATTCAGCGGCCGACCAGCGCGACGAGCGCACCGGACGATCCGATCGGGTCCGACTTCGAGTTCGGAGACACGGCGCGGCCGGACGGTCTGATCGGCCAGATCACCGATTGGATCGAAGCCACCTCGCGCACCCCGAATCGCCCGCTGGCCATGACGGCGGCCATCGCGGTGATGTGCGGGATCTGCTCCCGGCACCTGAAGGGGCCGACCGAGTCGGCGAGTCACCTCTACCTCGTGAACCTTGCGGCCACGGCGGTCGGCAAGGACTGGCCGATGAAGGCGATCGACCGGATCCTGACCGCGGCCGGCCTCAGCTCGCTCAGCCAGTCGGGCAAGTTCAAGTCCGACACCGCCATCGAACTGATGCTGAAGTCCTTCCGCACCTCGATCGCTACGGTCGACGAGATCGGCGCGTCGATCTTCGCGAAAATGGGCAACCGCCGGGCCAGTTCGCACGAGAGTAGCATCAGCGCGGTCCTGCGCGAGCTGTGGTCGGTGCAGCCCGACGACGTTTGGAAGACGTCCGCCCGCGCGGGCGAGCAGGCCGTGTCCCTCGCTTCCCCGGCCCTCACGCTGATGGGCGCCTCGACCCTGAACGAGTTCTACAAGAGCCTCACCAGCACCTCGATCGACAACGGCTTGCTCAACCGGTTCACGGTGATCATGGCCGATCCGGGCGTCGAGGAGCGTGACCCGCTGCTCGACCGTACGGTGATCCCGGAGGGGATCGTGCGGGATCTCAAGGCGATCTTGCCCAGCGTCGGGAATCTGGACGCGATGAACGCGCTCTTCGGCGAGCGCCAGCCGCGCGTGCACCAGATTGTATGGGACACGCCCGAGGCCGGCGCCGCGCATCTGAATTTAGCCCGCCGCATCATGCGGTGGCGGGAGAGCGACGAGACCGCCAGCCCGTTCCTGGGCCGAACCGCCGAGATGGCCGTTCGTCTGGCCATGCTGCACGCGGTCGGCCGCGTCGGGCGCACAGCCCGCGTGACGGAGCGCGACTACCGCTGGGGCGCCTCGGTCGCCATGGGCTCGGCCCGGTTCATGATCGAGGAAGCCTCTCTGCGGATTGGCGACACCGAATTCCAGTCCAATACGCGCCTCGTCCTCTCGTTCATCAAGGGTGCCAAGGACGGTCAGATGAAGCGGTCCGAGATCACCCGGAAGGTCGACGGGCGCTGGGAACCGGCCATGACCGACAAGATCCTGCGCGGCCTCGCCGAGGGTGGTCAGATCGCGATCAAGAAAGGCGACAGCTCGAAGGAAGGCGGGCGCAAGCCCGATGTCTACGTGTGGCTTAAGGAGAAGCGCGGATGATTGCGTGTTTGGCTTGAGAGACAAAATATATCCCCGGCTGCAGCGATCTGGCACGCCGCCGCCGGGGATTGACACTGCTCAGGAAGGAATGGTGCCCCTGATTTAGTAGTTGTCTCTTCGGCTATCCTCCAGATCCTTGGCCGCGGTTTCTCTCAAGCGGCGAGCACGCTCGAATGCCGCAGCGGTTTCATTTTTGATGCGCTGTTCGTCCAGTTTCGCAGCCGCCAGATCAGCTTCCCTTCGAGTCTTAGCAAGCTCAAGATCGAGCGTTCGGCTGCTATCTTGAAGCGCCTTTTGTCGCTCGGCCTGTTCTTTCGCATTTTTGCGGCTGTTGTTCTCAATCATGAGCAGCGTTTCGGCGTCATCAGCCCGCAATCCAGCCAGCCGCGCTTGTTTGTCTGACCAAACAACTGCCTGAGGTCGCAAATAGGCGAACAACAAAGCCAGGATGAAGCTTGGTATGACGATCACGCCAGCCCATCCTGAGAAGACAGACCAAGTTTCAAAGGTGCCGATCAGCCACTGTGAGCCAATCAGACCGACGCATGCTCCGCAGACGCACGCTGATACAACTGCGGCCAAAACTGTGATTTGAGGAACGAGCCAAGCAAAGCGGCCCATTGCGACCTCACGCTCTCACCGATGGGACGAGGTTACCACCAGCTTGAGTCGCATCACCTCGCCTTAAAGACCAAAGCTTGGCAGTAAGCTGCACCCCTTGACTTTGAGCCGTACCAACCAGTTTGGACACATTGCTCGGGGACAAAGAATCATAGGCGCTTGCCTTTCCCGCCGGCCATCGCAGGCTGCTGCCATGGCACCGACCGCACAAGTAGTTCTCATCATCGTCGCCGGCCTGATCGCCTTCGCGGTGCTGTTCCGCGATGAGATCCGCAGGCGGCTTCAGGATCTCCGGAACGTCACGTTCCCCGGCGGCAGCGCCGATCTGACCGGTAATGAGGCCATGGCCCAGATCGAGGCGCAGAAGCGCGCGCCCGAAGCCGAGACCTTGCCCGTACCGACCGCGCAACCTGACCCGAGCCCGCCGCAGCTGCCGGCGCCAAGCGTTGTGTTCGAGCCGATCGAATCAGACCTCCGGCGTCGGATCGAGACGAGCATCCCCGGCAATCTCACTGTGCAGATGGCCTGGGCGGTCAGGCTGGCTGCCCAGGCTCAGGTCGAGCGGGACCACGAGATGACGTACCGCTTGATCTTCGGAAGCCAGATCGCGGCGCTGAAGGTGCTGAACGTGCGCAGCCCCATCACCGTCGCGCTGGCCCGAGAATTTTACCTCAAGACCGCCGTCCAGCATCACCCCGACGTTTTCAAGCCCACAGACTTCGAGCCCTGGGCCGATTACCTCCTGACGCGCGGGCTCGTGGTCGTGGAGAAGCAGCCGGTCGACGACGATACGCTCGTCGCGCTGGCGCCTCTCGGCCGTGATTTCCTGATGTTCATGACCGGGCGGGGGCTATCGGAGAATAAGATCTACTGACGGCCCGCCGCGGGGTTTCCCGTTTCGCTCAGAGGTCGCGGGCGCCCGGCGGCCGGAGAAGGCGGACCTCGCCCATGCGCTGCAGCGTGAGCACCGAGCCATTCTGGTGCGTGCAATGGTAGTTGGCCTCGCCCAGGATGCTGAGATCGGGCGCGCCGATGACGCGGCGGACGATATGGCCCTTGGGCTGTCGCAGGGCTTCCTCGATGGTCATCAGCGGCTCCCGGCTGCGTGTGCACGCTGGTCGCCCACGTTTCCCTCGAATCCCTAAGACGAGGTCGACCGTGGTCCCAGCACCCCGCGAGGGTATGGCTGACTGGGCCAGGAGTCGAGACGTGGGCGGCCCATTTCGCGGGTGTGGTTCCTGCGGAAGATCCTTCGGAAATGGCCTCGATCTCCGAAAGAACTAGCTTGGCCGTACGGAGATCCTTCGGGAATTCGGGTTTGAATTCGGGTCCGTTTTCCGCAGGAACGAGGGGGGGCTAAGTCTCTATAATATATATACTCTATCTCTCCCTCTCCCTCTCTCTGGTTATTTCAGTTCCTTCGGAGTCTCTCTCTCTCTTATGTCTCTCGGGGGGGCTCTATAAGAAACGCTCCGAAATTCCCGCAAAAACCGCAAGAACTGCCCGACCGCACTTCGTGGGACGAATTCCCACGCAATGCTTCCCCTGACCGGGTCCGATGCGGTAGAACCCCGGCGCGCATTCCCGATCGTGACCGCGGCGACCCTGAGAGGCCGCCGACGATGACCAACAAGCAACGCCGTGCCCTGCGCCGTGAGCGGGAGCGCGAGCGCCGTCGCCACCGTGCGATCCGGCAGACCGTCGCCGTGCACATGAATTCCGTCCGCTCGGGCGCCTACGCGGGAGCCCGGGAAGAGCAGGACCGCTTCGTCGTGGACGCCACGCGCACGTGGTACGTGATCCGGACCCTGCCCCGGTGGGCGAGCCGCGCGGCCGAGCAGATCCGCGAGAGCGGGACGCCGGTGTTCGAGGCCCGCGAGGCCATCCGGCTGGTCAGCGATATCGGCAAGCAGCGCCTCGCCCTGATCCCGATCCTGCGCCGGACGATCTTCGTTGGCGTGACCGACTGGCAGGAGCTGCGCCACGTGGAGAGCCATCCCGGCATCCGGGACGATCTCACGGGGTTCGGGCGGTCCGGCGTGGTGCAGATGCCCGGCGGTGGCCCGATGATGATCGATGCTCGGGAGCTGCAGAACTTCGCGGATTCCATCACAGGATGGGGCGTTGATGTAGAGCGCGCCCGCAAGCTCTTGTTCGATGTAGGCGATCTCGTCCGCGTCGTCGATGGCCCGTTCGAGGGATATTCCGGCACCGTCGAGGCTACGGATTCAGAGGAATCACGCGTGAAAGTCGGGATCGATATCTTCGGTCGGACGACCAACGCAGAATTCGACGCGAACCAGCTCGAAAAAGTTTGACACGACCGGATCGGCTCGCGTATTGGTCATTCCTGACGTTGGAGCCACTAGCCCACCGTCACTGGCTCGGTTCTCCCTTGGACTACCGCTCCGCGGAGCGAATGCGCCATAACCGAGGCGAAGCTTCGTCCGGGTCTTTTAAAGGACCCCAGCGAGGCGATGGGCTTATTGCGCCCAAATTTCTGAGACCTTTTCAGCTTCGCCTTTTCGGTCTCTCTCCCCGGTTTTGGTTCGCCTTCTCAACTTGCCTCGGCCGCCTGACCGCGTGCCGGGGCATTTTGTTGTGGGCCCTCGCCTGCGGCGTGGAGCAGCTCGGTCAGCTCGTCAGGCTCATAACCTGAAGGTCGCCGGTTCAAATCCGGCCGCCGCACCCAGTCCATTTGAGGCCCTCGCGATGTCAAACGCCGATCGCCAAGACCTGCGCCGCTTCGCCATCGAGACCGCGACGAGCACCGTGCTGTGCGACGACCTCGAAGGGTTCACCCAGGTGGTGATGGCTGCCGCGATCATCGAGAATTACGTCCTCCACGGCATCGCCGGTTTCAAGGTCGCCGACGAGGACGGAACCGAGTCGTACTCGGGACGCCACTGACCGGTGCCCGTGTCGGAACCCGCGCTCAGCGCCTTTCGACCGCGGCCCCCCCGGAGCGCACCCCTCGATGTGGTGCTGTCCGAAGACTTTGACGATCTGATTCCGACCGAGATCGATCAAGCCTGGATCCGCCTAGACATCGACCGCACTCCGCCGCCCTGGACCGGACAAGTCTTCGACGCGGCAGATCGCGCGAGACCGGACTGATGGACCGCTCCGAAGCCGGGATCGTCTGGCTCTGGCTGCCCGTACACTTCACCCTCGCGTGGCTCGTCGCCGGCCTGGATCTTATTGCCGGAGCACAGCGATGATCCCTGTCGCGATCTTCACCGCACCGCGCCCGGCCGATCAGCCGACCGCGCAAACCGACCGTCAGCACCTCGCTCGCTTGGCTCAGGCTGATCGCTGGGCGGTGCTGCATCGACCCGAATCCCAGGTCGCACCGACCGTGCCCCTGTGGCGGGTCCGTGCGGCTGCCGGCCTGCGCATCCGCTGAGCGATGTTCGACATCCTCATCGCCGAGCTGCGCAACGAGCTGAAAGAGCTGCGCACCGCGCTGCATCGCCGGCACGACCGCTTCACCGACCAGATCCACGAGATCTACGTCCACCTGCATCGCCAGGAGTCCCGCATGTCCGCTGCTTCCGATGCCCTGATGAAGGCGCTCACCGATCTGTCCGCGAAGCTCGCCCCGGCGATCTCGGACATCAAGGCGCAGAACGCTGCCGCGGTGGCTGCTCAGGCCGCTCAGGATGATGCCGCGTTCAAGCAGGCCACCGATACGGTCAACGCCATGCTCGACCAGCTCGTCCCGCACGCCGATGCGGTCGTGCAGCTGGCTGGCGCCGTCGCCGATGGTTCGGGCACCGCCAAGCCTGTCGCGACCGTGACGCCTGACGTCGCCACCGCCGATCCCGTTCCCGCCGCACCCAGCACCTCTGCCGACGCTGCCGCGGCTGCCCCCGCCTCGTCCAGCGACGCCCCGGCCTCCGATGAGGTGACGGGCGATCACGCTGATCACTGAACACCTGGAGATCACCCATGGCCGATGAACTGAAGCCCGGTACCGGCGCGGTCGATTCCCCGCTCCACCCGGCCGCCCCGCACAACGTATCTGAGACCGCAACCAGCGATCCGACCGGCCGTCTGGCTGGCGGCGTTGGCCCCGCGGTGAATATGCCCGATGGCGCCATGTCGACGGCGGCCCCGGGCGAGGCTCCCGAGCCGCTCCTGCAGGCTGAGGCCGGCCACCCGATCGTCGAGGACGATGCGGCTGAGCACCCGGCCGTGGACGAGCGCACGGCGGACTGACCGCCCGTGCGGTTCTACGTCTACCAGCTTATCGACCCGCGGGATCGCCTGCCGTTCTACGTCGGCAAGGGCACCGGCAATCGGGCGTGGCAACACGAAGCTGAGGTCCGCTGCGGCCGGCGTGGCTGTAACCCGCAGAAGCGGGCGCGCATCGCGGCAATTCTCGCTGAAGGCTTCTCGGTCGGTGTCGACATCATCGAGCGCTACGAGTGCGAGTCTGACGCCTACGACCACGAGATCGAACTCATCGCACTCACTCCCGGCTTGCTGAACGCGACTGCGGGCGGTGAGGGTTGCCCTCTGAGCCACGCCGAAGCTCAGAGACGTGCCGCCGCTCGCGCTCTTCGTGCCGCCCAGCGAAAGGGCGCTGAGGCGCGCCATTGGCTCAAGGACTGGCTTCGCCGTGCTGATGCATGGGCTGGAGCGACGATTCCCGGACACCCTCAGGGCGATCTTCTCGCCGATCGATTCATCGCCGACGTGCGCGCGCTTCTGCTGAAGTAGTCGAGGGTAGCGGTATGCGCGGATCAAAGCCCGGCGAGCGTCGCGGCGGTCGTCAGAAGGGCACGCCCAACAAAGTCACCGGCCTCCTCAAGGACGCCATCCTCCAAGCTGCCGAGGCCGCTGGGGGCGAAGCCGGGTTGGTCGGCTACTTGACCATCCAGGCCACCGAGAACCCCGCCGGTTTCATGACACTGCTCGGCAAGGTCCTGCCAATGCAGGTAACCGGCGAAGGCGATGGCCCGATCAAAATCGTCATCAACGGCGACGACGCCAACCTTTAGCCAGCCAGCACCCGGCTCACTTGGGTCGCGGACCATTGACCACCGCGGGCTGACAGCACGCCTCGACCGTTCAGTTCGGCGGCGATGCCGCGCAGCGTCGTGACACCGCCGGCCTGGACGGCCGCAATCGTTTTTCGGATCTGAGCCTTGCCCGCATCGGCCTTGGCCATCCGCGTGGCCATCCCTTTCGCCAGGGAAGCCGCGGGACGGGGATTGCCGAGCCGCTTGCCCTCAGATGCCAAGCGGGTCCGTTTGGCCGCCAGGGCCGCTCTCGTGCGCTCCGAGATCATCCGAGCTTCCTCCTCGGCCAGGGCCGCGTAGATGTGTAGCTCGAACGGCTTGGCGTCCGGGCGGTCCACGGCCACGAACTTGACGCCGCTTTCCATAAGGTTGGCGATAAACGAGACCTTACGAGCCAATCTATCAAGTTTCGCGATCAATAAGACAGACTGCGTTGCCTTTGCATGCGCAAGAGCGGCGCGCAGTTGCGGGCGACTACTATTTCTCCCGCTCTCCACCTCGGCGAATTCGGCGACCACCGCGCCCTTGTTCTTGGCGTAGTCCGCCACGGCCTCGCGCTGAGCCTCGATTCCGAGGCCTCGGATGCCCTGCTTGCCCGTCGAGACGCGGACGTAGGAAACGAAGCTCATGGCGTCCCATTACGTATTGGGTGTTACGAGATGTAACAGGCCTGATCGGGATGTCCAGACACGGTTCTGAATCCCGGTGACCCAGCCGACCTTCAAGCTCACCGAGAAGCAGACCGAGGCCAACGCCATCCTGGCCAGCCCCGCCCGGCACATCCTGCTGCGCGGTGGGTCGCGGTCCGGCAAGACGTTCCTCATTTGCCGTGCCCTGCTCATCCGGGCGCTCAAGGCTAAGGGATCGACCCACGCGGTCCTGCGACAGCACTTCAATCACCTGAAGTTTTCGATCATTTTCGACACGATGCCCAAGGTGGCGCGGCTCTGCTATCCGGGCCTCGATCTGCACCTGGACAAGACGGACTGGTTCCACGAACTCCCGAATGGCTCGCGGATCATCTACGGCGGCCTCGACGACAAGGAACGCGCCGACAAGATCCTGGGCCAGGAGCACTCGTCGATCTTCCTCAACGAGGCGAGCCAGATCAGCTACGGCGCCCGCAACAAGGCGGTCACCCGACTGGCCCAGACGTCCGGCCTCGCCCTTAAGGAATACGTCGACTGCAACCCGCCGTCCGTGAGCCATTGGACGTACCGGCTCTGGTACCAGAAGGTCGAACCGAACGGTGGCGAAGAGCTTGCGGATCCGGAGGCTTACGCTTCGATCCAGATGAACCCGGCGGACAATCTCGCCAACCTGCCGGACACCTACCTCACACAGCTGCAATCCCTGCCCGAGAAGGATCGCAAGCGATTCCTTCACGGTGAGTTCCTCGCCCAGGTCGACAACGCGCTTTGGTCTCTCGACATCCTCGACCGGAAGCGTGAACGGCGCTGGAGCAGCGAATCCGAGCGGCAGGCGCTGATCGAGCGGATGCAGCGGATCGTCGTGGCGATCGACCCGTCCGGCTGTGCCGGTATCGAGGATCAGCGGAGCGACGAGATCGGTCTCGTGGTCTGCGGCGTCGACTTCGCCGGCCAGGGCTACCTCCTGGAAGATCTCAGCGGCCGGTACTCGCCGGAGGGTTGGGCCCGCGTCGCGATCAGCGCCTTCGAGAGCTGGCGCGCCGACACGATCATCGCCGAGAAGAACTTCGGCGGCGCAATGGTCGAGAGCACCATCCGCACGGCGAGCCAGTATGCGCCCGTGAAGCTCGTCACGGCGAGCCGCGGGAAGAAGGTTCGTGCCGAGCCCGTGGCCGCGCTCTACGAGCAGGGCAAGATCACCCACGTCGGGGCCTTCCCTGAGATCGAAGAGCAGTACCTGAATTTCTCCACCGCCGGCTATCAGGGCGGCCGTTCGCCCGACCGGGCTGACGCGGCTGTCTGGGGCCTCACCGAGCTGATCGTCGAGCAGGTCTCGCTGATCGAGCTGTATTCGAGGCTCGCGGGCTAACCATGGCCAACACATCCGCGCCCGCGCGGGCCCGGATTCGCGTGCCTGCCGGCTCTCAGCCCTCGACCTATACGGTCGATACCTACCAGAACGTCGTGGCCCGCCTGGGCGTCGGCGCGCAGAACCTCCAGTCAGCCGGCACCTACGGCTACAACCCGGTCACCAATAACCGGATGCTCCTGGACTGGATGTATCGGGGCAGTTGGATCGTCGGCAAAGTCGTCGATGTCGTCGCCGAGGACATGACCCGGGCCGGGGTGAAGATCACCTCGACCCTCGATCCGGCCGATATTGCAGCGATCCACGACGGCGCCCGCAACTGGGGCGTCTGGGATAGCCTCGCGGACGGCATCAAATGGAGCCGGCTCTACGGCGGCGCGATCCTCGTCATCCTGATCGATGGCCAAGACCCGGCGACGCCGCTCAACGTCAGCACGGTCGGGCGTGGCCAGTTCCGCGGTCTGCTGCCTCTCGATCGCTGGATGATCCAGCCGTCTCTCACGGAAGCCGTACGCGACCTCGGGCCCGATCTTGGGAAGCCCGTCTACTACGATGTCACCGCAAGCGCCCCGGCGTTTCAGGGTGAGCGGGTCCACTACACCCGCGTCATCCGCCTCGAAGGGATCAAGCTCCCGTTCTGGCAGGCGCAGACCCAGCAAGGCTGGGGCCTCAGCGTCGTCGAGCGGATGTACGACCGTCTCCTCGCCTTCGACAGCACCACGTCCGGTGCCGCTCAGCTGGTCTTCAAGGCGTACCTGCGCACGTACAAGGTCGAGGGCCTGCGCCAGATCCTCGGCGGCCCTGAAGCCGCTCAGAAGGGCCTGATGGCCCAGCTGGATGCCATCCGCGCCTACCAGTCCACAGAGGGTCTCACCCTCATGGACGCGAAGGACGAGATGACGGCGTTGACCTACTCGTTCGGCGGACTGTCGGACGTCCTGGCGCGCTTCGAGGAACAGATCTCCGGCGCGGCCGACATCCCGTTGGTTCGCATGTTCGGCCAGTCGCCGGCCGGCTTCTCCACGGGCGAGGCGGATCTTCGGACCCACTATGACGGCATCAACGCGCAGCAGAACGCCCGCCTGCGCCCCGGCGTGAAGCGGGTCTACGAGCTTCTGTGCCGGTCCGAGTTGGGCGTCGAGCCCCCGGACGGCTTCTCTATCGCCTTCGAGCCCCTGTGGCAGCTGTCGGCGTCCGAGCGGGCGACGATCGCCAAGACCAACGCCGACACGATCCTCGCGGCGGAAGCCCAGGGCACGATCACCCATGAGGTCGCGCTGAAGGAACTGAAGGGCCAGTCCGAAGAGACCGGCATCTTCACGAACATCACCGACGCCGACATCGCGGAGGCCGAAGCTGAGCCGCCCGCGCCCGAGCAGAGCGACCTGAACCCGCCGGGGCCCGACGAGATCGATGCCGACGCCCCAGCCAGCCCCGCCGCGCCCGTACCGCCTATCGACGGCTCACGCCTGCCCGGCCTGTCTCCGGCCGCGTAGCCTGACCACGGACGAGGCCCGGCCCATCGGGGCCCGGTCCGCGTTCATCCGGGCCCAAAAGGTCGAGCGCACCTACGTAACCCAGCTGCGGAAGATCGCCCGCCACGTCGGCGACATCGTCCGCGGCTTCGACGTCCAGGATCTGCCGGCTGCCCAGCGCGTGCAGGCGCTCCTGGACCGCTACGCCACCACACTCGCCCCATGGGCTGAAGCCGTGGCCAAGCGGATGGTCACCGAGGTCGCGGCCCGGGACGAAAGGGCCTGGTTTCGGGTCGCCCAGATGATGGGCACGGGCCTGAAGCGGGAGATCGCTCAGGCCCCGACCGGCGCCGTGATGCGCGCCCGGATGGCCGAGCAGGTGACCCTGATCACCTCGTTGCCGACCGAGGCCGGCCAGCGGGTCCACGATCTGACGATCGCCGGGATCAGCGAGGGCCGCCGCGCCGCCGACATCGCGGCCGAGATTCAGAGGACCGGCGAGGTCACCGAAAGCCGGGCCATGCTGATCGCTCGCACCGAGGTCTCGCGCACCGCGACCGAACTGACCAAGGCCCGGGCCGAGCATATCGGCTCCACGCACTTCATCTGGCGGACGGCCGGGGATTCCGACGTTCGCGCCACGCACAAGGCCCTGAACGGCCAGACGTTCCGATGGGACGAACCGCCGGAATGTGATCCCGGTCATCACGCCCTGCCCGGCGGCATCTGGAATTGCCGTTGTTACGCCGAGCCGGTGATCCCGGATCTTTAGCCCAGTGTCCCGTTCTTCGTTAGCCTGTAGATCTCGCGGAACGCCGCCTCGATCTGCAGCCGCTTGTGCTCATGACCTTCAGAGGCATCGATTTTTAGAGCCAAGCTCACCGCTTTGTCGGTGAAGATCGAATTTCGACACGCCTCCTGAAGCCCCGCGCAAGCATCCACCTGTCGTCGAGCCGCCTCGGCGAGTTCCTTATCCAGTGCGTCCATCGTCCGCTCCTCTTTGCCCGGCGGACATATGGGGTGCCGACCCCTGATCTGTGAGGAGACCGCCATGAGCGTTCTCGGCGTCGTCGGGGTCGTCCTCGGCACCCTCTTTGTCCTCGGCAGCCTCGCCGTGGGCGGCCTGTTCCTCGCGTACCTCTACGCGGACGGGTTCCGGCACTGACCGTGACACCGTTCCTCGACCTTCTGCCGGAGCCGCCACGGCTGAACTTTCTGGCGCCGGCAAACCTGGGCAGCAAGCGTGAGCAGACACCGGCCGGCTACCTGATGATCCGGGATGTCGCCATCGCAAGAACCGGCCCGCAGGACTACCGCGCCGACGAGATCCCGATCGAGCCCGGCCCGCTGGGCTACATCGTGGTCGAGCGCGAACCCGAGGACGTGTTCGACCCCGCCACCCTCGCATCGTTCGAGGGCGTGCCGATCACCGACGATCACCCGACGATGATGGTCGGGCCCGAGAATTACCGAGATCACCTCGTCGGCGTGATCAGCAACGTCCGCCGCGGCGAGGGTTCACAGTCTCACCTAATGCTCGCCGACGCGCTGATCTATTGCGCGGACGCCATCGAAAAGATCGAGCAGGGCAAACGCCAAGTCTCGTGCGGTTACGAGGCCGATTACGTCCGCCTCGAAGCCGGCCGCGGCAAGCAGATCAACATCACCGGCAACCATCTCGCCATCGTCGACCGCGGCCGCTGTGGGCCGATCTGCGCCTTCGGCGATTCCCATTCGGAGCCCCCCATGAAGAACACCGCCACGGCCACCGCGATCCCCGGCCGCGTCCCCTCCGTTCGCGCCCGTGGCCTGGATCGCAAGGCTCGCGCCTTCGACCGTGCCTTTCGCGCCTTCCGTGACGATGACGTGGACGCGTTCGTCGAAGAGATGACCGAGGCCGTCACCCAGGCGGTCGAGCAGGCTGTCGAAGAGACGGTCGCCGAGAACGTCGTCGAGGCGCCCGCCGCGCAGACCGACGAGGATGCCCCGGACGCCAACGCGACCGTCGAGGCGCTCACCGCCCGGCTGCAGGCCCTGGAGGCCAAGGTCGAGGAACTCTGCGCCCAGCGCAAGGATGAGCCGGCCACTGAGGACGCCAAGACCGACGACGCGGATCCGACTGAGGGCGAGACCGGCGAGGAAGACCCGACCGTCACCGCAGCGCCCGAGCCCGAGATGGTCACCGACGCGGCCTTCCGCGACACGGCGGCGCGCGCTGAAATCCTCTCCCCCGGCCTGCGCATGCCGACCAGCGATGGTCTGCGGGATGCCGCCGCCCGTGGTGGTGCCATCCTGGCCCACAAGCGCCGGGCGCTGACCGATTACTTCAAGAACCACGCCGACATGGCTCCGGCCATCCTCGGCCTGAAGGCCGCGCCGGACTTCGCGAAGATGGCTCCGGCCTCGGTGCACCTCGCCTTCGTCGGAGCCTCGAACGCGGTCCGCGCGGCCAACAACGCGCGCGTCACCAACCGCATTCTCGTCGGCGACACGAAGCCCGAGGGCCGCATGACGGCCGCCGAGCGCAACCGTCTCAACCGCGAGTTCTGGGCGTCCAAGGGCGCCTGATCCCCCAACACAGCCACGTGGCCCGCCGTGATGGCGCGCTAGGCCCCTAGAAGGACTTTCAAATGGTCGCCTACACCTACCGCATGCCTGCGGGCATCGCCGGCACCGTTCACCGTATCGAAGCCGCGACGATCGAGCCGCAGGAGACGGATCCCACGAATCCGCCGACCGCTTATGGCGTGCCGGTGAAGATCGTCGCGGGTCGCATGCAGCCGCTCGCGGCCGGTGACGCCCTCGGCGCGATCTATGGCTTCAACGTCCGCGACTTCCCGGGCGTCGCCAGCCAGGATCCGCTCGGCACCTCCACCCCGCCGGCCAAGGGCGGCATGTCCGTTCTGAAGCGCGGCTACCTGAACGTCACGCTGAACGGCTCGACCGCGGCTGTGAAGGGCGGACCCGTCTACGTCCGCGTCGCCACGCCTGCCTCTGGCAAGCCGATCGGTGGTGTCGAGGCTGCGGCTGACGGCGCGAATACCGTCGTTCTGCCGAGCAACTCGTACTTCATGGGTCCGGCGGATGCCTACGGCAACACCGAGATCGCCTTTAACATCTAAGTACTTCAGGGAGACGCGCCCCGTCGCGCAGCCCTTCGCCCAATAAAGCCACCTGGGCAGTGGCCTTGGCCCGCAGTGATTGCGCGCCCGTCCCCCTGATGGAGCCTCCTCTAATGCAGACGTACGACCAGTACACCATCGACTCGACTGGCAACTTCCTCATCGGCCAGCTCGAAAAGCTGGATCCGAAGCTCAACAAGCCCCTGATGACCTTCACGTGGTCGCGCGACGTCGACCTCCGTGAGGATATCACGATCGCGAACGACACCGCGTCGTTCCTCCTGGCCGGCTACGCCGAGACCGGTGGCATGTCCCCGAACGGCATCTCCTGGATCAGCCAGGGTACGGATGCCATCAGCGGCGTCGCGGTGGATGTCGGCAAGACCCCGCAGCCCCTGCACCTGTGGGGCAAAGAGTTGAAGTGGACCGTCATCGATCTCGCCAAGTCTCAGGCGCTCGGTGAAGGTATTGACGTCACCTACTACGACGTCATGCAGAAAGCCTACAATCAGAACGTCGATCAGGTGGTCTACACCGGCGACACGCTGAAGGGTTTCACGGGCCTCGCCAACAGCTCTTACGTGTCGAACATCGCCAACGTGGCGACCGCCGGTTCGCAGAGCCCGACCAGCAACAGCTCCTCGACCAAGTTCGCGGACAAGCTCCCCGTCCAGGTCCTGGCGGACATCAACGAGATCCTGAACTCGGCATGGCAGGCGTCCGCCTGGGCCGTGTTCCCGAACCGCCTGCTCGTTCCCCCGGGCACGATGGCCTACCTCACCTCCACGATCATCTCGGTGAACGGCAATGCCGGTGGCATCTCGCTGATGCAGTTCATCCGCGAGAACAACATCGCGGTGGCCCAGGGCGAAGAGCTGCAGATCCTCCCCTGCAAGTGGCTCAACGGCCGCGGCACGGGCGGCACGGCCGGTGACCCGACCACGGTCAACCGCATGGTCGCCTACCACAAGTCTCCGGACTACGTCCGCTACCCGCTGACCGATCTGCAGCGCACGCCGCTGGAGTACAAGAGCATCTACCAAGCCACGACCTACTACGGTCGTCTTGGCCAGATGGAATTCATCTACCCGGAGACCTTCGCCTACCGCGACGGCATCTGAGCAAGACGCCGGGCTGGCCTTCTGCCGCCCGGACGTGACGGCAATCCCCCTCGAACATCTCAGGCGGCCCGCATGCCCACCCTTCACGTGGTCAAGCCCTTCAACCTGCTTCTGAATCCAGAGGAGCAGAAGGCGATCGGCGCGGCCGGCCCGATGGTGCGCTTCGGCGTGGGCCGTCACGATGACGTGCACGACCTGATCGCCGAGCACCCCTACGCGCAGCTGCACCTCGGTGACGAGAATGCCGCGGCGACCTCGGCGACGCCGGTGAGCGGGAATTCGCTGGCCGTCGAACTGGACGCTGCGGTTCGGCGCGCGGAGGCGGCCGAGAAGGCTCTTGAAGACGAGCGTGCCGCGCACGCCGAAACCCGGGCCCAGCTCGCTGAGGCGCACGAGATCACGGCCTCGGCTGGCGAGGCGGCGTCCTCGGACGATGACGCTTCGGACGACGATCACGCTGAGATCTCGATCCGCCACAAGGGCCGCGGCCTGTTCGCGGTCTATCGGGGCGAAGAGCAGATCACCGAGCCGATGCCGAAGGTCGAGGCGAACCAGCGCAAGGCCGAGATCCTGGCAGCCGGCGAGCCGTGACCGTCACCCTGGCCAGCTTTCGAGCGGCCTTCCCCGAGTTCGCGGCGTATCCGGACACGGCCGTGACCTACAACCTCGGTCTGGCCGGTCG